CCGGCTCTGAGGCAGACTGAGAGGCAGCGAACAAGCCTTGAAGTCGCTCAATCTCGCGCTCTGCCTTCTCAAGCTCATCGCGCTCGTTGCAGTCGCTGCCACAGGTGGGACAGGCGCTACCCTGCGCCTCGGGCTGCTGTGCGCAGGAGTACATGCATGTGCCATTGAATGAACCCTCGCCAGGATCACTCTTGCAGAACTTTGGCTCTGTCGGCTGTGTTGCTGGGGGAGCGGAGGCGCAAGCCCTGCAAATGTGCTGGAGTTTCGCGCCGAAAAATGTTCGCAGGCACGAAATGCACTCGTTGGAATAGGCGTGATCGCCCCGGGTCGGGTACGAGCGCTCAGCGTGGGTCGTGTCCTTCAGCAGTCGGAAACCTTCCGGCACCACCCCGGCCTGCTGGTTGGCGAGGGCGGCGCGTTCGACCTCGCGGGCGAACTCGTAGACATTGAGTTCACGACCCACGCCCGAACTGAGCTTGTCGTAAATATCGTAAATCGCTTGATCCGTCAGCGCTGCTTTATTGCCAGTAGTCATTTGCAAGATACTCCTTGACAGTGATAAGCAGGGCTGGGCACATGTACAGGGACTGTATGCCAGCCGTACCAACTCACCCACTGTGACCAGCAGAATATTGTGATTACTGCGAATTTACGCATGATTATCTCCTCGTGCGCGGGCAGCTACGTTTGCAAAGAACTTAGCCACTTCTTCACACTCTTGTGGTGTCATGTACAAATAGACGTCACTTGCAGGGGCATAGCCTCCACCTTCCTCAGCGAAGCAAGATGGGGTCATGATTCTCACAGACCCAAATCTTGCACTGGCTGAAGGAGCGACATCCACCAGCACGGCCCCATATCTGATGCTAACTACTCTGCTCATTTGCAGTCCTTGAGAAGTTGCAGGAGAGTGGAGGCTTCCCAGCGGAAGTGTTCCGACCACGCCGCCGACCACGCCGACTCCGCCGCCGACTCCGCCGCCGCCGCCGCCGACTCCGCCGCCGACTCCGCCGCCGCCGACCACCACGCCGACTCCGCCGCCGACTCCGCCGCCGACCGCGATACTTCGGCCGCTCCTGCTTCGAGCCAATCAATCACTTTTTGCAGTGCTTGGCGGCATTGTTCAGCGTAAGGCTCCGTGTTGCTTTTCAGTCGCTCAAGGTCGCGGCGATGACGTTGGCTGGCGAGTAGTGCTTTGACAGGCTCGACGTTCGCGCCGACCGGGATTGCGGCGAGGAAATCCTCCGAGAACTGCTCAGCTTCACCCTTGGGCAGGCCTTCGAAGATGCGATCCTCAAGCCGCGCGAGCCATTCAGGCAAGCCCAGTTCGGTCTTGTATGCCGCATGGTTGTAGGCTTCAAGAGTGCAGCCGACTGCGCAACCCTTGCCCGACTCCCATCCGATGCCTTGGGTCAGGTGCTCGTCGGCGCGATGGGCTGCAAGCCGGGCTTGATACTTAGCCTTGATGGCCGGGTCCCCATGAAATGCTTTCATATTCAGTTCTCCTTTGGCATGATTGCCAGCCCTTACTGTACACCCATCGGGTAGCGTGCCTATAGGGTAACTACCTACTTGGTGCTCTGTGGGAGATGGGCACAATGGCTAGGCCAGCAAGGAGCTGGTGTCAATTAGGAGAGCGTAATGTCTAACCATGAATTCCGTCGCCATCAGCTTTACGTTAAAGTGGTGGCTACTCGCAAGGCCATGCGCACCGCCGTGCGTCAAGCTCTGGCCCACGTCAAACTGGAGGATGTCAAGACTCGCTTTACGCTGAGCGACGTGCTCCAGGTTACGCGCCCAGGTGTTAATCTGCGAGACTTTAAAGCCGCCATGCGTGAGCAGTACAAGCAATCGCACTCTCGTGGAGGTCGCAAATGAAGATGCTTGCCACCAAGTGCCACCAAGCGCCACCCATTGCTGTCCGCCCCTAGCAGCAGCGTACAATGGCAAAGCCCCTGGTCGTGGAGCACATGACCAGGGGCTTTTCTCTAGACTCACAAGCTGGCGGGCTCGTGAATACGATTGACAATGAACTAAGACGTTGCCAGTATAGCACAGCCCGCCGCACGACAATAGCGGGGCTGCATGCTTTCTTATCAAGAAATAACACTTCAGATGCCCAATGGCATCGACACTCAAGTACCCGGGCTGGACGTAGTTTACGAATACTTGCGAAAACGAGGGGTCAGTAAGCAAGAGATTGAAGAACATGGATTACGAATTGTTCCAGCTCGGGAGCTAATTCAGGCGGCGCGGGGAGGCATCATACGAGATGATCCTCGGCTGGCCATCGTCTTCCCCCATGCGGACCCACAAGGGCGCCCACTAGATTGGTGGAGCGCGCGACTTGTGGATGCGGGACTGCGTCCCGCAGCCAAAGGCTGGGCTGGTCTAACAGAGACTAAGCTGGGCAAGATGTTCTGCCCGCCGAACGAGCCTCCGCATGGCTATCTGGTACCTTCACTGGACTGGACTAAGCTTCAGCATGGTGATAAGATATATATACACGAATCATGTATCAAAGCAATCAACGGAGCTCGACTCGGCTACTGGTCTATTGGACTAAATGGTGTTTGGGGCTTTACATCGAAAAAGCATGGGGTTGGTCTTATAGATGAGCTCCGAGGGCTGCCTTGGAAAGCTCTTGAACTTAATCCCGTTATTGTCTTTGACTCAAATGCGGACGATAATTGGGATGTGCGTGGAGCTATCAGCGCTCTGGCACAGCGGCTGCATGCAGTTACTGGACAAAGGGCCAGTCACTTACTGCTCCCCAGAAATCCTGGTGGAGACCATTGGGGGTTTGACGACTACGTCGTGCACATGGGTGACGTACAAGCACGAGCCTTCTTGGATGGAGAAGCCAAAGAAGTAGAGATATCTGAATTCGAACAACTTCGTCTCCGTCTCAACGATGAAGTCTGCGTAGTGCGCTCATTGGGACGCATAGCGGAACAAGATACAGGCACGTTGATGACACGGGGGACGTTTACAGAAGTAAATTACGCTCATTTTACATGTGAAATAGAAGATAAGAAGATTAATGTACCCAAGGCATGGCTAATGGATGAAAGACGAGTGGAGGTGGAATGTCTCAAATACGTTCCAGGTGGGGAGCGCATATCTGTAGGTCAGTATCTTAACCTGTGGCGTGGCATGGGCGTGGAGCCTGCTGTGGGTGGCAGCGTGCAGCCCTGGGTAGGGTTGTTGGCCCTCCAGGTGCCATCTGAAGCCCTGCGCAAGTGGCTCATACAGTGGTTTGCCTATCCCTTACAGACATTAGGGGCCAAACTCAACACTTACGTGCATCTGTATGGCCCGAGCGGCACGGGTAAGAATGGACTATTGGCTCCACTTATTAAAATCTACGGTGATAATGGAGTGGTCATTGGTAAGGACCAAATTGGGTCTACATTTAATAGCGTCTACGCCACGAGACAATTCGTTAATATTGACGAAATTCATGGGGGTACGTCTGCAGATGCGTTGGCAATCACTAACCGTATCAAGCTTCTCACTACGTCTCCTACCCTGACAGTCAACAGGAAAGGGGAGCCTGAGTACATGGTGGATAACCATGTTAATCTGGTTACTACATCTAACTATAGTGATAGCATCAAGCTTGACGAGGGTGATCGCCGAGCGTGCGTTATTCAGTTTGGTAGGCGTGACTCAATGCTGGGTAAGGAAGTGTTCGACAACTACTTCGCGTGGGTTGACAATGGGGGAGCCGAAGCGCTGTACGAATATCTTCTAGGGGTTGACCTATCAGACTTTGATGCTAAGGGATGGGCTCCATTTACTGAATGGAAAGAGATGGTCACCGATGCAACGCGTGGACCAATGGAAAAGTGGGTGCGTGACCTTTGGGATGACCCAGATAGTGTTCTTCCTAGAATTATGCGGGGGCAGAAAGTGTTTACTCCCGAACAAATTGGCTTGGCATATTCTGAGGGGGACACAGCTAAGAATACGCTCGGGCTACGGAATGCTGTGGGCAAGCGAATGCAAGATTTGGGCTTTAAGAGAGTGGAAATTAAGATTGACGGCAACAAGGTGCGTGCCTGGATTGTGGGGGGGCGGGATAGAGAGTGGTCCAATGACGAAATCCGCAGGGCAATTAAAGTCAAAGACAAATATTAACAGAGGTGGCAGGTGGGACCTGCCACCGGTAACACATGCCACCAGCGTCCTGCCACCTAGGTAAGTTGTTGTTTTGTAAGGGGTAATTGGTAAGAGGTGGCAGGTGGCATGTTAAAACTATAAAAGTAATAAGTGTATACGTGCTAGGCTAATTGAATAGTATGCGCGTAATTGGGGCAACCAAACCACCACCTGCCACCTGCCACCTGCCACCTTTGGCCCTTTCGGCCCCACCTCCCCGAAACAGGGCCAAAGTCTCGTAGACGAAGCGTCCGAATTGCTTCGCGTGTCTCGTCGAGCTCGACCGTCGACATCGACAGGGAGCAGAAAGAAACTCTTTACATTGCTTTACAGAGTAGCAACAAAGAACAGAGATGGTGAGAGTACACTCTCGTACATGGCTAGCGCGGTGCTAGCCAATAACAGGAGAACTGAAATGGCTACCAAGACTGTTAAGCAAGGCACGATGGCTAAGGCTGGTGTGATGACCCAAGTGGTCGCAGCGGTGACTGCACCTGTCGTGGAAGAGAAGGCTGACAAGCCCAAGACCGTGGCCCTCCGTGGCGGCGCAGCCGTGACGCGCATTGTCATCAAGGAAGGTGTGAAGTACAGCACCAAGGCTGAGCACAACCAAAACTGGTGGAACGCCCTGGTCAAGTCCTGCAAGGAGCCTGCCAGCGTGGAAGAGGTCATCAAGCGTGAGCAGGTGCCCAGCCACTTCATCGGCTACTGCCTGCGTCGTGGCTACCTGCAAGCGGCATGACCGCGCAGGAGGTGGAGCTGCCACCTGAAGCGTGGCTCATCTGGTTCGGTGTACTGTAGTCAAAGGCCCTGCAAGAGCAGGGCCTTTTCTTTTGTGCTAGCGTCTGGTCGACGTCGATCTTGACAGGAAGCAGAAAGGATTGTGACGACAGGAAGCTGACAGGTTCGGGAATGCTATTGAAAGCCGGGGGAGGAGAGCCCCCAGTCATGGTGTGGGTCTCAGTCCTCCCCCGCATACAATTTCTTGTGAAAACTGAATGCAGAGTTTCAGCCATTTTCTTGTGAAAACTGAACACAGAGTTTCATAGGAACCTGAGGGCAGAGGTTGCATAGTTCGCACTTTACATTGAGAACTATTTGTGCTAGCGTGCAGGCCCATGGACAAAGATAAATGCTTTGAGGTAATCGAGAACGCAGGGTACATCCCAAGAGCCAAGAAGGCCAGGGATGGGTTCTCTCGTGGAGATGTTGTCAATGCATTCCAGGACGCATTTGACATCGTAGGCGGGACGACTAGACTCGCGCTATGGGCCAATGAGAACCCAGGAGAGTTCTACAAGCTCTATGCGCGTCTGCTACCCAGTCAAGCACAAATCATTGGCTCCCCCGTGCGGCCCCAAATCATACATGCCATCCCCCCATCAGTGCTAGATAATCACCCAGGGGAAGTTTTGGACATAGTTACACTGGAGCCCATTGATGGCGATGCAGTCGATCTATAAGCCTCGCCCCCACTTCGGGCCGCTACATCAGCGACGGTTCCGTTGGTTCATGATGGTAGCGCATCGCCGTGCGGGCAAGACTGTCTCAGCTGTTAACGATCTTATTGAGCGGGCTACCTACAATACGCGCGAGAGCCCGCGCTACGCGTACATAGCTCCTCTGTTAAAGCAGGCGAAGCAGATTGCTTGGGATTATCTCAAGAAGTACGCCGCCCCGTTCGATCCCCGTATTAATGAGAGCGAGCTGTGGGTAGAGCTACAGGCCCTGCCAAACTCCCCAAGAATTACCATCTACGGCGCGGATAACCCGGACGCGTTCCGGGGTTTGTATTTTGATGGGGTTGTTCTAGACGAGTTTGGTAATATGAAGATGAGCGTGTGGAAGGAAGTTATCCTTCCTGCGCTCATCGACCGTCGGGGTTGGGCTGTCTTCATGGGGACCCCGAATGGTCCCAATCACTTCCGCGATATGTGGTACGAGGCGGAGGGTAACCCGGAGTGGGGCCGGCTATTCCTCCCCGCATCCACTACGAATATCATCCCACTTAGCGAGTTGGAGATGATGAAGCGGATGATGGATCCTGAAGAGTACGCTCAGGAAATGGAGTGCTCTTTTGAAGCTAGTGTGCGAGGAGCTATCTATGCAAGACAGATGGATCAAGTCGTCGTCGAGCAGCGAATTGGTAGCTTCAAGGCTGAACGAGGGTTTCCTGTCCATATCGTCAGTGACCTTGGCTTCTCAGATACCTGTACTTGGGGATTCTTTCAGGAGAGGCCGGACGGTATTGTCATCGATCGTGCGTATGGAAATAACATGCAGCCGATCAGCCACTATGCGGAATATATCAAGAAGTACTTTAGAGAGACTGGCCATCAAAGAGGTGTCATCTGGCTTCCTCATGATGCGCGTGCCAAATCTCTGCAGACTGGTAAGTCAATCGTCGAACAATTCATCAAGCACGGTCTTTCACCTAGAATTGTCCCCAATCTTGACGTGTCCGACGGTATCGCCGCTGCGCGACAAATCTTCCCCAGCCTATTCTTTAATCAGCCACAAACGCAGACCTTGGTACTGGCTCTTAAGAGCTATCATCGTAAGTATGATGAGGATCGTAAGGTCTATACGGACGAGCCGGTACACGATTGGAGTTCCCACTGGGCTGATATGGTCCGCTATCTTGCCCTCGTCAGTAAGCGGGCGAAGCAGCCAGGGCGGCGCGTGCCACAAGAGCTTGTCGACCCAGCAGACAATGGGCTACACTACGGCTTTGCGCTGAATGACATCTGGGACTGCGCCCCTAAACCAAGGAATATTAGACTATGAGCACTGTAAACTCTAGCACAGCAGACGGCAAGGACCCAGACGAATACACAGCGGATTGGTGGGCTGGAGAAATTGAGCGGCAGGAGAAGGACCTGCGGGATTACTTCTGGCAAAGCGGAGTTAAAATCCAAAGCAAATTCCTGGATACGCGTGATGATCCCAATACTTTGATGGATCAAACTCCTAACGAAGCTCGTAGATATAATCTATTCTGGACAAATACGCTTATTCTTAAGAGCGCGCTTTACGCCAAGCCGCCTAATCCGCTGGTTAAGCGGATGCATGATGATCCAAACGACCCAGTCGCTCGTACTGCTGCGCTAATCTTGCAGCGTATTCTCAACCAGGACATTGAAAAGCAGAACTCCACTGTGCATACGGCTTTCTCACAGGCTGTGGAGGACCGACTCATCCCCGGCCTGGGGCAGGTCTGGGCTCGTATGGACGTAGAGACTGAAAGTCGTACTATTCCTGAGGTGAAACACCCTGAGACGGGGGAAGTTCTCCAGGAAGAACAGCAGTATCAAGCCATCACTAAGCAGGATGTTAGCCTGGATTACGTGTACTGGATGGACTTCCTATGGTCTGCGGCCCGCACCTGGGAAGAAGTGTGGTGGGTCGCCCGTCGAATCTGGCTTAAGAAGAAGGATTTTATCTCCCGTTTTGGGCAGCAGGAATGGGATGACCTTCAGGCCTATCAGAAGAATAATGTCACCGAGTCTGGGTACCCCCGTGGCTTCGCCAAGGGGCGGGTGGAAATCTTTGAGATCTGGTGTGACGCGACGATGAAGGTCTACTTCCTCCACGCGGGCAGCAAGACCTTTGTGGAAGACCCCAAAGACGACCCGTTGCAGCTTGATGATTTCTGGCCGTGCCCTTGCCCGCTGCTGGCAACTCACACCACGAATAATCTGGCCCCTCGTGCTGATTACAGCATGCTGCAGGACCAGTATCAGGAGCTGGATACCCTAAACGATCGCATCTCCACCCTTACGCGTGCCCTCCGTATTGTGGGCATGTATGATAAGACTAATACTGATCTTGCGCAGCTTCTCACAGGGCCTGAATTCCAGATGATTAGCTGTGATAACTTCGGTGCGCTTGCTGAAAAGGGCGGTATCCAGGGTGCGGTGGACTGGTTCCCCGTACAGCAGATTGCCGATGTGCTGGATAAACTCAATAATCAGCGTACCTTGGTCGTTGGGCAGCTCTACGAGCTTACGGGTATCTCCGATATTATGCGTGGAGCGAGTAATCCACGCGATACGCTGGGCGCGCAGCAGTTGAAGGCGCAGTATTCCAGTGTGCGGCTGCAGCTTATGCAGAATGACGTAGCCCGTTTTGTTTGCGAGGCGCTTAAGATCAAGTCAGAGATTATCTGTAAGCATTTTGACCCAGCAATCATTGCTAATATGTCGGCAATTCAGTACTCGGAGACTGCGCAGGACCCGCAACTGCTCCAGGCTGGTATCCAGATGCTGAAAAACTTCGATTCGACAACTTATCGAATCGACATTACTGAGGAAAGCCTCAGTATGGCCGACTACACGGCCGAACGCGAGATGCGCGTGGCGTATATCACGGCCGTTGGGCAATTCCTTAGCCAAGCTGCACAGATGGTGGCCGGTATGCCAACTGCCATGCCATACCTTATTAAGATGATCCAGTGGGTCACTGCTAGCTTCCGTGGTAGTGATGATATTGAAACTGTGCTAGACCAAGCGGCACAGATGGCGATGCAGCAGCCTCCACAGCCCCCAGGCGGCGCGCAGCAAAAGCCTCCACAGCCCAGCCCGCAAGAGCAGGAAGGGGCTAAGGCGAATGCTCAAATTCAAATTGATAACAATAAGGCCCAGAAGGATGCTATGGTTAAGACTATGGACGCCAATCTGGAATTGAGGAATGACCTCTTGACCAAACGAGTGGAGGCGCAAATTGACGCAAACTCAGACATCCGGAACAACGCCGGACAGCAACCTCAATGATTTGATGGCTGCAGTCCAGGGCGCGCAACGCACTTATGACGATCATGCTAAGAATCTAGCTGCGGCGCAGCTAGGCGTGACTGAGGCTAATGCTCGCTTAGTCACTGCTCAGACTGAAGAATCCAATGCTCAAGCTGCGCTCGCTGCTGCCAAAGTTGCTCTTCAACAAGCCCTTGCAGGTTAACTGATGCCAACCTATGACTACCAATGCCAAGAGTGTGGAAAACGAGACTCAGTCTTCCAGTCGATCGGCGAGTATTCACGAAACCCCACACGGCCGACTTGTTCTGAGCACGGCATCATGGAACGACGTCTATCGGTTGTCCCCGCAATGTCAGGCCTCGCCAACGCCCTTGCAGGTGATCGCCACTACGAAGGGATGGTGGGAGCTAATGGTGAAGATATTGGAAGCCGCACCAAACATCGCGAGTACATGAAGCGTTCTGGTCTCACTACGATTGATGACTTTAAGGGTCATTTTGATCGCAAGGCTAAAGAACGCGACGAATTTTACCGTGGGGAGCAGAAAGATACTTCTCTACGTCAAGAAATCACTTCTCAAGTGATGCAGGCTGTGGCCCAACCCGACTAAAACTGAATAGGAGCATAAAAATGCCCGTAGAATCAATGCACGATGACATCGCCTCTGCTATCGCGGAGCTTAGTGGAGGTAATAATGACCAAGGACAGCGGAGGGAAGCCCCGGCGCCCAGCCCTTCTCCAGCCCCTGCCACAAGGGAAGATGGTCAGGCAACCCAGGGAGCGCGAAATCGAGACGCTACAGGAAGATTTGCCCCAACGACGCCAGCTAAGGACGCGCCTGCTACGGATGGGCAACAGGCTACGCAAGCCCTAGCCCGCCAGCCTGTCCCAGCCCCTAGCCCGGTAGATGGCCAGCAAGCCACTCAACAGGCCGCTGGAGCCGCCAATGCACAGGCGGCAAGCCCTAGCCCCCAGCAGGCGGGTTTAAAGGCTCCTGTGTCCTGGACTCCAGACGAGAGGCAGGGGTGGGAGGCGATGGACCCCAAGGCTCAAGCTGCTGTGCTGCGTCGAGATCGGGAAGTAGATAACGTTTTGCGCCAAACGGCGGATGTGCGCAGGTATGCACAAGAATTGAATGACGTTATCCAGCCTTACATGCCCATGATTGCTGGGGAGGGTAGTACTCCGGCGCGTGCGGTAGCAGAACTTTTCCGTACAGCGGCGTTTATCCGCACAGCTCCACCCTTGCAGAAAGCAGCGGCAATTGCGGATCTTATCTTCCAGCACGGGGTAGATATCCCCACACTGGACGCTCAGCTTAGTCAGCGCGCGCAGGGGCGTCCATACCAGCAAAACCCGCAAGAGAATCAGATGCGACAGATGCAGCAGATGATTCAGCAGCAGTTGGCCCCTGTGCAGCAGTTTATGCAAGGCATCCAGAGCAGTCAGCAAAATCAGGTGCAGCAAACTCTGCAACAATTTATGGCTGATCCACAGAATGAGTTTGTCTCTGACCCAGAGATTTCTAGCTCTATGGCGGATCAGCTTGAAATTGCCGCGCGCAGGGGCCAGCAATTGAGCTTGCAAGAGGCCTACAGGCGTGCTACATTATGGCATCCGACGTACTCAGAGATCATCCAACGCCGGTCTCTAGGTGATTCAGCCGCTCAGCAATCCGCAGCGGCCGCCAGAGCGACCAACGCGGCTGTCAGCGTCAAGCCTTCGGGCGGCGCACCTTCGCAGGGGAACCAGGATGAAAGTGACGGCAGTCTTCGAGGCGACATTCTCTCATCGATGACTAAACTTTCACGAAATTCACGGGTTTAACCTTTCCTTTGTGAGGACAACATGGCATTTCCAAATGTGACAGATATCGTCGCAACGACGATTGAAAAGCGCTCCAAGAAGATTCAGGATAATGTTACCAAGAATAACGCTCTCCTGACCTATATCGAAGATAAGGGCAACGTTCGCTCATTCAGCGGTGGCTCGTTGATTTTCGAAGAGCTTTCCTTCCAACAAAACGGCAATGCGGGCTGGTATTCGGGTTATGACCTGTTGCCGGTCGCTGCGCAGGACGTCATCTCGGCAGCGCAATTTAACATCTGCCAAGCTGCCTGCCCGGTCACTATCAGTGGCCTGGACGAGTTGCGCAACGGTGGCCCTGAGCAGATGATCGATCTGGTCGAAGCGCGTATGAAGGTGGCTGAGTCGACGATGGCAAACATCATTGCTCAGGGTATCTACAGTGATGGCACGGGCTCCGGTGGTAAGCAGATTGTGGGCCTGGACGCGATGGTGCCTGTCACCCCCACGTCTGGTGTCTACGGGGGCATCGACCGGTCTGTGTGGAACTTCTGGCGCAATGTGGTGTCCAGCGGCGTGGCGCTCACAGCGGCTAACATCCAAGCAGCTATGAATGCGGTTTGGGCTCAGTTGGTCCGTGGCATGGATCGTCCTGATCTTATCGTCATGGATAACTTCATGTGGACGGCCTACATGGGTAGTCTCCAGCCGCAGCAGCGCTTTACAGACCCCGCTAAGGCAAACCTCGGCTTCCCGTCTATTAAGTTTATGGATGCAGACGTGGTGCTGGACGGCGGTGTGGGGGGTTTCGCGGTCACCAAGACTGCGTACTTCCTTGATACGAAGTTTGTGTCGTACCGTCCACACTCCAAGCGCAACATGGTGCCTCTGAATCCGAACCGTCGCTATGCCATCAACCAGGACGCTGAGGTACAAATCCTCGCCTGGGCTGGCAATATGACTTGCTCGGGTGCTCAGTACCAAGGTCGTCTAATCAGTGCCTAATTCTTCATGGCGCTAGAGTGAGTAGGCGGGCTTGCGCCCGCCTCTCCAATGCAAGGAGTTCAAAATGCCTGCTACCTATCAAACCGATGGCGCTCAGGACTGCCACCAGCCTGGAAATGACACTGGAGCGGCCTGCACAGGCATCGGCTTCGGTGGCAATTACAGCGGGCAGCCTGTTCCCGGTAACTTTAGCATTCAAACATCTCCGTTGCCCGGTGCTTGCATCGGCATGGGGTCGAACGCTAGTTCTAATGATAGCCTAGCCACTATGGTGATTGACGTTACCTTTACGGCTGGCTCGGGATACAATAACGGTGTATTCAATGTGGAGAGCGACGCGTCCGGCGGCGCACCTGCAAAGATTTCCATGGCGCAGTTCACTGTTACGGGCGGGGCTATCGCGGCAGCTAAGGTAATCCGTGCAGGCAATGATTTCACGGGCACGCCCACATTCACACTTGCCAATGCCTATCTGGCAAATGGTCAGTCTGGCGGCGTGGGTTCAGGCACTGGTGGGGCGTTGACTGCGGTCACTGGCTCTTCTCCAGAGTCTTTTGCTCTGGGCGCAGCGTATGGCTCTGGGAAGAGTCTTATGATGCAGCAAGCTGCGGCCACTATCGCGCAAGGAGCGACCGGCACGGGCCTGAACCCGTACTACAATCGTTCGCCACGCACAGCAAATTCTGGTGACTTTGTGGCGTCGGTTTCTCCGTAATTCCAACCAAAACAGGATACAATCATGATTCAAGAGCTTGATTACGACTACAATGTCCACCAGAATAACAAGGGCGATGAGAATCTTGCTGTTCGGTTTTACATTGCCCCCATCAAAAACCCCGCAAAGTCCACGGATGCGGGTCGACCCATTTTCGACGACACGCAGATGGTTGAGATTCGTGTGCGTGGTGATCGTAACAATGTGGTGCAGCGTCCCGTGCGCGAGGAAGATAAGCGTCGGTTTCGTGATGCGTGGCGTGCCTTTGAAGAAGGCAGTAAGGACCTTGATAGTGGCACCCCATTGAGCCAATGGCCTATTGCTTCGCAGTCCTTTGTAGAAGAGATGAAGTACCTTGGCTTCCACACTGTAGAGCATCTTGCCACTGCAAATGACCGAGTTTGTGCCGACATTCCCGGTCTTGTCACGATGCGCGAGCGTGCAAAGCACTACATCGAGCTTGCCAAGGGGGTTTCCCCTATTGAAGGCATGCAAGAAAAGTTGGACGAGCAAGAGCACACTATCCAGGCCCAGGCAGCGCAGCTCGCAGACTTGAATCGTATGGTTCAGGAACTTAAGGCTGCAAGTGGTGAGAAGTCTGGAGGCAGCGCTGCTAAGCGCTGATAAGACATGGCGGGGTTTAATCGCTATCTGAGTGGGCAGCAAATCGTCACTGAGGTGATGAAAGGGCTGGGCTTGACTGCTCCCACGTCTATTTCAGATAGTACAGACCCCACGGCCATGCAGATGTGGCAGTTGGCGACCGACTGTGGTCGCCAGCTCCTAAATAGGCACGATTGGGAGTTTTTGCAGAAAGACTTCGTTATTACAACGAATGGGTCTGCGACCTACACTATTCCACCTGACCTAAATAATTTCCAAGATGATGCGTCTTGGAACCGCACTACGAGGCTTCCTGTGTTTGGCGCGCTGCGTGAATACGAGTGGCAAGCGCTAAAGGCACGAAATCTTGCAGGTACGACCTTCGTTATGCTGTACCGCATGGTTGGGGATCAACTGGAGTTTTATGAGACTCCGACAACCCCCCAAGAAGTTCATATTCCATACACGTCCTGCGGGTGGGTACAGGTCGGAGGTCCAACGTCTGGAACTTTCTCTGACACCCTTGGCTCCAATAGTGATGTTATCATGTATGAGCCAGAAATGTTCAAGGCATTTCTGAAGTTTAAGTGGCTGGATGCTAAGGGTCTGGATGCCAACAGGGCTGAAGACACGTTCAACACGTTGCTCAGCAATGCCAAGAGCAATGATGCCCCTCGCCGCATGATTTCCCTTGGCAAGAATAATGGGTTCCCATACCTGAGTGTTCTCAATATGCCTGACTCGGGGTATGGGTCATGATGCCAGTTGCGCAGAAGCCCCCAATTCCCCCAGTTGCCAAGACGCACACTATTCCGGCCCCCATTGGGGGCCTGAATGCTAGGGATCCATATTCTGCAATGCCTGAGACTGACGCGGTCTCGTTGGTAAACTGGATTCCAGATACTGGCGGTATTAAGAGCCGTAAAGGATATAGTGAGTGGGCGATTAACTTTCCAGGTGGGAAGTCAGTAAACACGATTTTTGGATACATTCCTCCAGGAACTACGTACCCTGGAGGATCATTTCTTACTGATCCAACTACGATGCCCGGTAAGCTCTTTGCAGCTACGGACACAGCCATCTACGACATTACTGGTACGACGAATGCTCCCACGTCTAGCTACGCGCTGTCTGGGGCGTCTAATGCTGGATGGATGTCTACCACTCAGTTTACGAATTCTGGCGGGGCATATTCCGTTTGTTGCTCAGAGACAGATGGATATCTGTACTACGACGGCACGACCTGGAATAAGCCTACAATGGGCACAGGTACTGGACAGATTGCAGGTATTGATCCTGGAAAGTTTGTTTTTGGACTTTCCTTTAAGAATCGGCTATGGTTTGTTGAACGTAACAGTACGCGTGCATGGTATCTAGCCCCGAGTTCTATCACGGGCACAGCTAATCTCTTTGACTTTGGCGCGTATTTTGAACATGGTGGTAATCTAGAGTACCTCGCTCGTTGGACTATTGACGCTGGTGAAGGTATTGATGACTACTTCGTCGCAGTGGGATCTAATGGCGACGTGCTGGTGTATCAGGGGGCTGATCCATCTAGTATTTCCACCTGGGCACTGGTAGGAACGTGGTATATCGGGCAGGTGCCCGTGGGGCGCCGTGCCTTTGTTCAGTATGGCGGTGACCTTATTCTCATTAGCGGACAGGGCGTCTATCCCATCAGTTATGTTACTCGTGGCGGTGCGGACTTCTTACAGGCATCTGCAAAGGAGTACAGCAGTAAGATTCGGCCTTTGATTGGTAAGGATCTTTCTGCTAGCTTTACCACACGAGGATGGCAAGCGCTTGTCCACCCCACTGAGCGTACGATGCTGATTAATGTGCCCAATTATGGAGCGCAGAATAATCGACAGTATGCGATGTCCACCACACAGAATAGCTGGTGTATCTTCCAGAATATTCCCATCTACAGCATCGGTACGACTGCTGGCTTCGCATTTGCTGGTACAGTGGATGGGCGAGTATTGCTACTGTTCAATGGCTATCAGGACGATGTTCCTTACGCTGGCGGTACTGGTGCAGCTATTTACGGACAGATAATTCCCGCTTTTTCGTATCTATCTAGCCCTGCGCAGCAGAAGTTTGTCTCTCTTGTTCGACCGTGCTTCTTAGCTGCCGCACCTCCAAATGTTACTGCTGGAGTTAACACTAACTTCGACATTAATAACACAGGTGGAACCCCAGCGTACACAGCCCCCACAACTTCAACATGGGATAGCGCGCACTGGGATAGCGCAGTTTGGTCTGGGGCTGTGAGTGTATATGCCACTTGGATTGGCGCGGGAGCCATTGGCTTTTCTGCTTCATTGGCGATGACTACGGCCACAGTTGCGGATACGACACTCACTGCAATTGACTACGTCTACACCCCGGGAGGGGTTTTGTGATCGTCACCCAGCCTAGAGAAAAGCTTTGGGCTTGGATGAATTCTCGAATGGGCATCGGTTGGACTGATGATTTCCGTGCAATTGGCCTAGTAAAAGATGGTTGCCTTGTGGCCTGTGTTGGCTATAATGGCGCTGTTGGACGAACGTGCATGATGCACAGTGCCATCGACGATCCTTCAGCGATTAGTCGAACATTCGTCAAGGCGATCTTCGAATACCCATTCCAGCAGCTCAACTTGCTGTGGCTCTTTGCCCCAGTTGATAGTTCAAATGAGCGAGCGATTAAGCTGGATCTTCATGTGGGGTTTAAGGAGATCAATCGCTTTAAGGGCGCAGCGCTAGACGGTAGTGATGTAGTCTACCTCGCGATGAGCCGAGACGAATGCAGGTGGATTAATGGGAAGCAAAAGCGCCCCCGCAGCGCCCGACTACACAGCAGCAGCTCAGACTCAAGCTGCTGCGAGTCAGCAGAATACGCAGCAGCAGACGACTGCTAACCGTCCCAATCTCTACACCCCTTGGGGCTCTGAGACATGGAGCTCGCAAGCTGGTACCGACCCATCCACTGGCGACCCAGTTACGAACTGGTCTGCCAATATTAACCTCACCCCCGCGCAGCAGCAAGCGCTGAATAGCCAACAGGGCATTCAGCAGGGGCTGTCACAGGGTGCACAAACTCTTATTGGACAGGCCACTTCCAGCTTCCAAAACCCAGCAGACTGGAACTCGTTGCCTGCTCAAGCAGGCAACGTCAGTGCCCCCACAGGCTACCAGAACTACTCTGGAATTAACCCCAATGTGCCGAATAGCACCATTGGTGGAGCTGGAAATATACAGGGTAGTCTAGGCCCCAATTCTGCTCAGCTTCAGCAGCAGGCGCAGAACGCTACGTGGCAGCTTCAGCAGCCGTATCTTCAGCAACAGACACAAGCATTGCAGACTCAACTTGCCAATCAGGGCATTACCCCTGGTAGTCAAGCCTACAATCTTGCAATGATGCAGAATAATGACTCGGTTAATCGAGCGCAGCTTATGTCTGTGCAAGCTGGTCAGCAGGAAGCTCAACAACTGTTTAACCAGAATCTTGGTGCTGGTCAGTTTGCCAATCAGGCTCAACAGCAGCAGTTTAGTCAGAATCAGGCACAGGCACAGTTCGGCAACACTGCTGCTCAGCAGCAGTATCAGAACCAGATGCAGCAGAATAGTTACCAGAATCAACTTCTGCAACAGGAAATGCAGAATCAGATTAGTTCTGGTAGCTTTAATGATCAGAATAGGCAACAAGCTATTTCTGAGATGATGCAGCAGCGTAGTCAGCCCCTTAACGAGCTCAACGCACTTCTGTATGGACAGCAGGTTCAAAACCCATCTATGCCAAGTTTTGCTCAGGCAGGCAGTGCAGAAACTCCGCAACTGCTCAATGCAGCAGGGATGCAGTATCAGTCTGGCCTTGATGCTTCTAATGCTGCTAATGGACTTTTCGGTAGCAGCATGGGCGGTCTGTTTAGCCTTGGCAGCGCTGCCATGAATAATGGTGGTTGGGGTAGCCTCTTTAGCATGGGGGGCAGCTGATGAGTTGGCTCGGCGACAATTTAGACTTTGAGAAGTTTAACCTAGGCAAGATCTGGGATAACATTAAGTCTAACCCTTTGCAAGCAGCCCTTGGCGCTGAAGACCCACTTTCTGCCAAAGTGTGGAATGGAGTATTGGGCACGAATTGGCAGCCCTCGGTAGATCAGATGGGTGGCCCTACGGGTGCTACCTTCAACGCAGCGCAGCGTGCTGGCATCAACACCGGCCCAGCTAGCACGATGCACGATATTGCTCATGCTATTGCAGGCGCAGAAGCTGGCAGCTACTTTGGCGGAGCTCTTGCCAGCAGTGGCGGCGGAGTCACCAGTGTTGGCGATCTTGGAGATTTTACCCCTGCCAGTGGAGGCTCTAGCTCACCTGGGCTTGGCAGCTTCATGCATGGGCTACCAAGCCTCCCTGGCCTTGGCGGAGGAGGGGCTAACCAAGCTCAACTCCAGCAACAGCAAGCATTCGCCAATATGCTTCGGCAGAATCAATACTACTCTTTGGCTAAACAAGCTCAAGGTGACCCAGGATGGATCAACAGCAACTCCTCAGCCCAGACCAGTACGCCCAGCTACTGACCCTTGGTTCGCAAAATCAACTTAATGCGAACCAAATTCAGTACCAATCGAAGCTGGCGGACCAGCTTCGTCAGGGCAATATGCCACAGACTCAGATGTATGGACGCGTTGCCGTGGCCCCGTCCCCTCTTGCCATGCTGGGCGGTTTGGCTCGCGAGAATGTTGCGGCTCATAAAGACCAACAGGTTTCTCAGATGATGCAGAACCAGGCTATGAATAGCCAAATGCAGGCTGCGCTGATGCTACGCGCCCTGGGTGTAGGTGGGCAACAGCAGCCCCAGCCTATCCAGGGGCAGGGGCTACACCTTCCAGGGCAATTCCCGCAAAACCCGGCGCTGGGACAAAGTTCCCCTATGGGGCAGTACCCGCAGCTTGGTAATCAAGACATGCCTGGAGATCAGTAATGGCTGACCCATTTGATCTTGCTTCATACGCTGCGCAAATGCCGCCGGAGCAGGCGCAGATGATTCAGGCTACCGCGTTGCGCAACGTGCAGAACTCTGACGCCTTTCAGCAGGCAAATCAGATGGCGTACCGCTATTCGCCCCTGGCTGCGATTGCTGCGATGGCTAATAATCCTGGAGTTGCCGCAGCTGCCAAACAGGCTGATACAGATGCTCAAAGTCAATACAAGCCACTGAGCCTGGGTCAGACAGGATTTGCCCTCCCAGGTAGCGGACAGTTTGTTGAGTCCCCCATGTACATGCAAGAGAAGCAAATGGCTCGTGACCAAACGATGGCCATGCTTCAGCAGACTCTTGCTATGCGACAAGCTGAGATTGATCAGCGGGCTGAAGCCAATCGTAATTCTGTTGAGCAACGGGCAGAAGCTGCTCAACAGCATTACGCCCTTGGAGGCATCATGGCACAGATTGCTCAGCAACGTGCTGATAATCAACAACAGATGTTGCAGGCCCAATTGCAGAATCGAGACCAGAACCATATTCAACAGTATGCGAACGGTCTGTCGCGGGATAATATCCCTGCCGCGTACACGGGTCTTCAACTTGTCAGTAACATGATGCAGCGATACCCGCAAGGTGATATCCCAGGCTTTGGGTCTGTCACTAATGCCATGCCAAATTGGATGATGAGCCAAGAGGGCCAGGGTAATCGCACTGACATGCAAGCTGTTGCCAATCAGCTTCTTAAGTCTCTATCTGGCTTGGCTGTTTCTAATGAGGAAAATAAGCGATTCCTCACCCAGATTGGTCAGGGTGTTGGCATGAACGCTGACCAACTCCGCCGGGGCTGGGCAAATACATACACTGAGCTAATGGGTAAGATTCAAAATCGCCAGGGGCAGCTCAATCCCAACCAGAAGCAGCAGTACATTGATCAGGGCGGCCAAACGTTTGACACTTCTACCCCGGGCTGGGTTGCGGATATTCAGAAGCTTCAGCAGCCTGGGGCGGCTAATCAGCCTCAGGTGGCAGCCCCAGGCGATAAGTGGCTTCCTAAGCCGGGTCAACCCCAATGAGTCAGTACACGCCGCAGCAAATTCAAGCTGCTATGCAGAGAGCGCAAGCTGCGGGCGATACTGCGGCTGTAGCGGACCTTCAGAACCGTTTGCAGCAGGCCCAGGCTACCCCTGTAGCCCAGCCCCCGGCCGCGCAGGCGTACGACCCCTCCTGGCGCGCTGGGAGCAGTAGCCTTGCGCACCAAGCCCTTGGGGGCGGGGCCTTTGCCAGCGGAGTGGGCGACAGCGCCATTAAGACCTATCTGGGGTTGAAGCAATTCTTTGGCGGTCTTTCTCCTGATGAGCGCGGTGTGCTGGCGGCAATGGACCAGGAGAGTGCGGAAGATCCCAATAAGTGGACTCGCGCGGGGGGTAATATCGCAGGAACAGCGGCCTCCCTAGCTGTACCTGGTGGAGCTGCTACGCGCGGTGTGATGGGTCTTGTGGGCGGAGCTGGACGATTGGCTCCCTATCTAGCTGGGTCTGCTGTGGCGGGGGCTACGGGCTTCGCCACTACACCCGTTCCCGGGCAAACAGTGGGAGATGTGCTACAGCAGAAGGCCATGGCTGGTGGACAAGATGCGCTGATGGCTCCTCTTATGCAAGGTGGAGTTAATGCCCTTGCCAAGCCAGTGACTGGTCTATTCCAGTCACTGCCGGAAGCAGCAACCCTTTTCAAGCAGGGAGTTAATCCAACTCTGCAACAAGGGGCGCAGAGCATGCTGGGCCGTGCGATTGGCGGCCTGACTTCTGGTATGAGCGACGTGCGTAATCGTCAGCAAAATGAAGTATCACAAGCCCTTCTTCAACGATCTACTCAAGGCAATGTTAATCTACCAGGTGCCACAGGCAACGAAATCCGTGATGCTGTGGATAACTATGTGGGTGGCCTATACGATAGTGCCCTCCAGGGTAAGGTAGTCCCCATCTCCCCCACACTGCGTTCCAATGTAGCTCAGGCTGCTAGTGCGATGAATAAGCAGGGGCAATTCGCAAATGAAGCTGCCCAAGCTGGCGGAACTGTGGGTAACGTGATGGGTAACAGTGCTACGAACATCAACGTGTCTCCGCAGACGCTTGCGAATAACTACCTCTCTCCACTTGCCGAGGAAGCGTATGCCAATGTTCCTTCACAGGTGCGCTCGCGTATTCTGGATGCTCGCAATTTGTTGCTGGATGCTCGCAATAACCGGCTTAGCCCAGATGAGCTAAATACGGTCAACACAGCGGACAGTCTCAACTTTGACCTTAATCGTATTCGTGAGGCCACGTCTGGAGCGGCCGGTAACGAAGAAGGTATTAACCTTTCCCGACTAGCTAGCGCGTACTCCAATAAAGGAGAGGACGCCGCTGCCGCCGCAGGCAGTGGGAATACTACGCTGGCAGATCTTATCGCCCCCGTGCAGCGCATCATTGGCACGACCCCACGTCAAGACGAGTCTAGGACGATGCTTGCCACTGCCAAACGGATTAGTGGCCCGGCTATGATCGCTGCTGGAGCAGCTCTTGGGGGCGTACCCGGTGCGCTAGCTGGGGCTGGGGCCTACGGTTTGGGCGCTCTAGGCCAGTCTGCGCAGGGCGCTAAATTCCTGCTTGGTCAAAATGACTGGCAACAGGCGCTGGCGGAAGCTTTGCGGCGTGCTCAGCCTCAAATTGCCGGAGCTACCGCCGTTGCGGCCCCTGCAATCAATAGTCCTAATCAGTGAGTAGAATATGCCACGTGATTCAAACGGCAATTATACCCTCCCATCATCAGTAAACCCGGTAGTGTCTGACACCACTATCACGTCCTTGTGGGCGAACACTACCTTGGCCGATGTGGCGCAGGGTGTGTCTGATAGCCTTGACCGGTATGGCAGGGGAGGTATGCTCGCGCCGTTTAAGATTGCCGATGGATCTGTGGGCGCACCAGGACTTTCGTTCTCTAATGAGGCCAGCACTGGTTTCTGGCGCAAGAGCGCTGGAGTCGTGGCCCTTAGTATCCTAGGCACTGAGACATTTGATTTTAGTGCGGCAGGTATCGGCATGCCAGCGGGCGTCGCCAATGGAGTAGCTTACTTCAACGGCGCCGATGTGCTAACGTCTGGCAGTGTATTTCAGTTTACATCCAGCACTGATAGTAGACTATCAGTATCTGCCCCTGCCGGAACAGGCGCCAGCTATCTAGATCTTATAAATGCGTCTAATCTCGTTGTTGGCATAGAGAATAGTGTTGGCGGCGATCTTATAGCTGGCAGTTCCCCTTACTATGGGGTTATTGCTAATGGTGGGGCGTATGGCCTTCACTTTGGTGTTAGCGACGCAATTGCCGCCTCGCTAAATGCTGCGGGCAACTTGGGGCTGGGGATGCTACCCAGTGCTTGGGAATCTGGTGCAAAGGTCTTACAACTTTCTACCTCAGGCGCTGGGGGTACAGCCGGTAGCGCAGGCTCCATCTGGGCTAGAGGTGACTCACTACGCCTTATTGAGAATGCGGTCTACACAGGGTCACAGTATACGTATCTCGCCAATGGTGGGGCGGCAGCATTTTCTATCCTTAATGGGTACTTCCAGTGGCAGACAGCAGTAGCTGGCGCTGCCGGATCTGCGGCGTCATTAGCACTGCAGATGACGCTAAACAATGCCGGCAATCTTGGCATAGGGCCTAATCTAGCCACACCCTCCCCATGGAGCCTTGGCCGTGCTATTGAAGTTGGCTATGCGGGTAATGCTGTTTGGGGATATCAGCAAGGCAATCTATATTTAACGTCTAATGTGTATTACAATGGGGGATGGGTATATGCCTCCACTGGCGCAATAGCGTACTACAACATAAATTCTGGTGCTCATTCTTGGGGATCTGCTCCAAGCGGCACTGTGGGCTCTTCCGCCACACTCAGCCCATTCCTGGTGTTGGATGTGTACGGTAGGTTATACGGAACTGCTCTTCACAATAACCCACAACCCCCATCTGGCGCAATTAATCAGTACATCGCGTCTGGCACGTACAGCCCCGTAATCACAAATGTGTCTAATATCTCCGGTAGTGGTGTTGTCTACGGAGCTAATTGGGTTCGCGTTGGTAATGTCGTGACTGTAAAGGGCAGCGTTGGATTTAACGTTGCAGTTTCAAATACCAGCACTTCAGCAACCGTCTCCTTACCTCTCGCATTGTCAGGTAATTTTGCGAATGCTAATCAGGCTATTGGCCTTGCAGTTGCGACGTACACGGCATCTGTCGCGGCAAATGTGGGGTCAGTTGCTGGAACTCAGACTGTGTCTTTGCAGTTCCAAAGCAACGCATCTGGCGCTACAGTTGTCGAATTTGATTTTAGCTACGTGGTATTCTAATCATGAGCGGAGAAGGTGTCGATCGTCGTAAGTCAACTGACCTAGAGCGTCACTTGCAAACAATTCTAATAACTCTAACGACCGGCGCAATTATGTTCGCCACAGGGTATGTGTTTCAGGATAACGCTACTAAGGCAGCGAGTAAGATTCAGCTAGAATTTTTAACTAATCAGATCGTTGATATGAGATCGGACATTAAAGAGATGAAGCAACAGTATGTCACCAAGGAAGAATTGTCTTATCTCCAGGCTCGTCTAAACAAACTTGAACAGGATAAGTATGATCACCAACATCACTGAGCAGCTTGACCGAGATGAGGGTACTAATCCCTGCGTCTACAAAGATAGCCGAGGCTATGAGACTATTGGTCGAGGAATTCTGGTGGACTCCACTATCTCAGGTGCGGGCCTGCGCCCCAATGAGATTGCTTTCATTAATCAGAATCGTGAAGCAGAGATTGCTAAGGAAGTCGAGTACACCCTTCCGTGGAGCCGTACACTTAGCGCGGCCCGACTGGGCGTACTGCTGAATATGACTTTCCAGCTTGGCATGCCCAAGTTGCTGGAGTTTAAAAAGTTTCTGGCTGCCATGCAGCGCGGAGATTGGTCTACTGCGGCCACGGAAATGCTGGACAGCAATTGGGCCAAACAGACGCCTGAGCGTGCGAAGCGTCTTCATGATCAAGTACTTGAGGGGGTGTGGAAATGACGTCTGCTAATGCTGTCCGCAACTACAGAGACATTGGTTCCCCCGCAACTAGCGAGGGCGCAGGATACGATCGTAATTTTGCTGCTGAGCGCGTTATCGGAATTCGCCCTAAGCTATTCAGTTTTGGCAATTCTATCAATAAGCGTAATCAGCTTGGAGAAAGTCAGGCAAACTACTTTAGCGCATGGGGTTTCCTAACTTGGATTCACGCGCTTAGTGGAGCAGCGTTTGATCGTTGTCGTTCCAATAGCTACAATTGGGGAGCCCAAGGCAACCCGGGTGGCAATGAGACTATTGACCAATTTGGATGCTATGGATGGGGCGGTGCGCAGATTAACTACTCCGCCGCCTACTCCATGCTTAACCATCTGCCTAATGTTATCAGCAGTGTAATTGATACCCCCGACATTGTATACGTCAGTTCGATATTTGAAAATGATATTGGTGCTAACGCAGCGCCCAATGTCAATCAAATTATTCTTTCAGCTAAGCGGATGCTTCAGCTATTCCGCAATGCTTGGCCCAATGCTCTAATTGTACTGTCCTGCCCCGGCCCCAGCACGGGGTACACTACGCCTGCTCAGCATCAGGCATTCCAACAAATCACAGCTTGGGTTCAGTCCCTAAGTTCTTCCCCACATGTGCTGGTAGAAGATAACTTGGCTATGATCCAGCCTGGCACGCTAGATCAGCCCATTGCTAGTTACACAAGCGATAATATCATTCATCAGAATGAGCGTGGAGCGTATGTTCGAGCTAAGGCTTGGCTCGCTAAACTTGGCTATCTTTTCCCTGAGCGCAAGGCTATTCCCCAAAGCCCCTACAACTCTACTACGCCGGACGGAGTATTCCAGGTTAATCCGGATTTTAGTCTGTTGGGTGCCCCAGGGGGATCAGTTAACGGTGTGGTCTACACATCATATGACTGGTACGCAGACTCAGGTATTGTACCCACTGTGACTGCCAACGCCCAGGGCAGCGGCATCAATATCTCCATTTCTGCTTCCTCAACTACATCCCCTGGCTCTGGAGTTAGCTTTGCCAGCGATGCTGGTCAGCCTACTGTCCCCAATAGCGCAACTCTGCAGTCGCTAGTTGACATCACAATTAATAATCCTGCTAATCTAGCCGAAATTACCCACCGAGTTAATTACTCAGGCGGTACGGCTAACCCATGTGGAATTTGGTGGCAGAGTTCTTTTCTCACCTCATATCCACAGGGTATGAGTGATGTTTGGCAGTCAGGAGATACTTTCACGCTTAGCAGTCCACCCCTGCCCCCTGGTTCCACCAATACGAACGCGTTCACCCAAACCGGGCTTATTGCTGTGGCCGGCATGACCGCAAGCACTCCAGCCAATCAGCTACCCAACGTCACAGTTAAATCTCAGAATTTGGTGCAGACGATTAATAATTCTCCACAGGGGCTTTCTATTGCCACAGGTAGTTCCTACACAAACCAGACACCCATTCCGCAACAGATTGTAATCACTGGCACAGCCACCTGGACAAGTCTAACACTTACGCGGTCTGGTACAGCAGTTGCTCTTCCCACAGCCAATGGCGTGATTACACTTGCTCCTGGAGATTCGCTTAGCGTTGTCTACTCGGCGGGCACTCCTGTCTTTACTATCATTTGAGGAGAATTAGATGGATTGGTCTGATCTTGGAAAGCAAGTAGCGAATGCTGCTCCCATTCTTGGTACTATTCTAGGCGGGCCAGGGGGCACGGCCATTGGCAGTCTGATTGCTAGTGCGTTCGGCACCGGTAATGACCCCGCTGCCATCAGCGCTGCCATCACGGCCAATCCAGACGCAGCGATTAAGCTCAAGCAGATTGAGTCTGATAACCAGGTGCAGCTCGCTACCGTGGCGGCGGAGCAGGCTAAGGCTTTGATTGCAGCACAGACTCAAAATGCTAGCGACGTCAATAAAACTATGCAGAGCGAATCTACTAGTGATCACTGGCCCACGTATAGCTGGCGCCCGTTCATTGGGTTTGTGTTCGGTCTAATGGGTCTGGTACTTGCCGTCACCATAAGTGTGTGCTACATTAGTGTGATGTTCTTCAAGGCTGACGCTGCGCCGCTGGCAACCCTGCCAGCTATGCTCGGGGCCATGATTGGCATCATGGGGGTAATCTCCCCCGTGCTGGGCATTGCGTCTTATTTCCGTGGTAAGATGCAAGCCAACCCCACGCTCCCCACTGATAACCGAGGATAAAATGAGCCATATTCACTTTCACCTTCCCATTAGCACGGTTGACTTTCTGGTAAATCTCATCCGCAAAACTCCTCTACCGCATGAGATTTCGGATCCTGTAGTGCGTGAACTACAACGGCAAGCGAATGATCCTGTAATCCAAAGCATGCAGGTCACCCCTGCTACGACTACAGACACAGGCCAGACTACTAAGTCGGTAGAAGGTAATACGGCTGCCCTGTCTGGGGCTGAGCCTGCCGAGGGCCCAAACTACGCCGCTTCCACCCAGCAGCCCCCGTTGGAGCAGGCAAAGTAAGCTGCCTGAACGCAATGCAAAGGGCCGCCCTAGGGCGACCCTTTGTTTTATGGCTCTACAGTGGGCTAGAAGTACTCTTCAGTGCTGCCTAGCGGCGTGCCTGGGTGCAGGCACGGGGCCGGGCCGTTGCGGCTCTCCAAAAACGTCTCTTCACGCTTGCAAATCTTGCATTTACAGACAGCCGCACGCTGGCCGTGGCTGATAACCCAGCCCTCCACCGTGTATCCCGCAAGATCGGCAATCTTACGGAACATTTCGCTTTCTAGGCTGTGGTTCTGGTCATTGGAGAGGTTTGGCAGTGAACCTCCAGCGTCTCCTGTGTAGACGGCGGAGAACTGCGCCTGCTTATCCAATGCTTCCCCGTACTGCTTACCAGCGGTGTCTCTTACTGTATCACAGTGCTCACGTATAAGAAGTAGGTAGCCAATGAGGTCATCAATGTCATCCTTAATGTCCCCCTTGTTTTCGGCAAGGGCCTTAAAGATGTCGTAGTTAAGTTGTTTGCAGATGTTTTCTATGCGATCCCACTTGCGCGACATAACCATGAAGGCTCCGATACCCTCCCGCTTACGCCAGCTAGACCCGTAGTCTGCATCTTTCTTTTCTACAGTCTTGACTATATTCATTGCCAAGACTCGCATGTTGGTGAAGTTAGTCACGTTCTGTCCTCCGGTTAACCCAGCCTTGGAAGGAATGCTTCCAGTCTGATTCTTCAATGTGTTCGAAACTAAAAGGCTGAGCTTTCTTTCGTAGAATATATGTCTTGAGAATAGGCACAGCAGTGCGGCGCATAAAAGCAGTCTTGACGACGCTATCATGCCCACGCACTACATCATGACAGTCTGCAATAAAGTCACCAATTGTCTCCTTTCCTTGCAGTAGTGGGACTGGCTTGGCATTCGTGTATAGCTCGTAATCATCCTCTGCGTGTGTGGGCAGAGCATGTAGGTCCACCAGCTTGCCGGGGCCAAAATCCAAGTACATATGGAAGTTATTGGATAGCTGATAGTACGTTCCTACTCGCACCCCAAGCGTCGTAGCCATTAGCTCCTGCAGCATGGAGAAGTGTACAGCATTCGCCCCATATGCTCCCCACATAATGTCATTACTGCGGCAGCAGACGGTCATATTTAGCTCACCATCCTGCACTTCAAAGTAGATGTGTGTGTTGCAGGGAACGTCTTTGTAGTTGGCAGCAAAGTCAGTTCTAGCATCCCACATCTGCACCACGACTCGACGATTGTTGGGTTTACGCAGCTCCTCCAAAGCTAGATGAATCTGGTTCATATCAAAGTGCCTAAACCAGCGATGTCCGTAGGCTCCATGCTGAGTACCATCGGACTCAGCAAACTGGCTGAAACTACTGTTGAACTGCAACAGCCACTCCACCCGGTTTGCACCGGAAAGCATCCAGATAGTTTCTGCAAGGTGGAAGACGTGATTAGCGTCCCGCCACGCGGGGGATACCAGCCTCTCGCGGGGATGCAGGTACTCTGTTATAACCGGCCCTGGAGCGCGAACTACTCGCCCATTGCGACTATCACTAATCACGCCCTTAGTCTTTAGGTGCCATAGGGCATCGTTAAGAGCGTGGTTGACATTTGTGGCCGTGATAATGCGGGCTTTACTCATGGTTAAGAATCTCCTCCAACAGCTTCTTAATCTTAGGCTCGGGCTTCCAGTAGTTTGGACCTTTCTGCACCTTTCCATTGACAATAATGGGCTGTCCGTCTTCTCCCAGTTTGGAGAAGTTGCTGTCCATAATCGTGTGCAGCACCATCTCCATGGGCAGGCCAGCGCGGGCACCTTCGCTAAGGCAGTAGACAATCATATCTCCAAGCCAATCCGCTAGGTCCGTAAGCAGTTCCACCTCAGGTGTGTCCTTATTGACGAACTTGCTAAGAATATCGTCGGCTTCCTTTACCTCTTCCGAGATAATTTCTCGAAACCGCACCAGCCGTTCCACGCCCTCGAAAATGGGGCGATTTGGTGTTGGCAGTCCATACATGCGATTGAACTGCTGGATACGTGAGAAAATGTCTGGCAAATGCTTCATTCTAGTCCTTTTATTGAAAAGTTGTTTTCCATGGCAAATTGGTGGAGTTGGCTCTCATCTACGAACTGCTTAAATTCGAACTGGTCCTCCGACCCGTAGAGGTAGACGCATGTGTTAAGCGCACCATGCGCCTTACCCACTATCTTTATCTCACCCCGCATTGTAGCGGTTTCTAGCCCGTCCGCCATTCTTAACCCTCATATATTTGGAGAATTCGCACATGCAATTTTGAAAGTCTTGCATGTGCATATCGTGTAGATACTGCGGCAGTAGTGGCTTGGTGGCTGCCCAGCAGTCGCCGAGGGCCACTGTAAAGCTACAAGGGCTTACAGTAGCGCCGTAGAACGCTTGTAGACCCCGCAAACTACCCGGCCCAGGGGCGGCCCAGGTGTGCCAGTCCGGCGCGGCCTGGAGCGGGTGCCCCTCGGTATTCTTTAGGTCCGCAATAATCTGCCCAGCCATGAAAGTGCTGACTCCATTAAGTTGACAGAGTACTTGGCAGGCAGAGACTAGAGTACCACTAAAGTGCGCATGCTGCAAAAATGCCTCCCCCCGCGCAGGCTTTAACACGCGGTCAATGATATAGTCCACCTTATCCATACTGATGCCATTGGTGCTGACCAAATAGGCATTACCGAAGATAGGGCCTTCTTTACGAAGATTCTTAAGCTCTTTCTTGATGCTTTCAAGACAAGTGTTATCTTCTATCGCAATTACGTCTTTGAGGTGGTCAAGCGTGGGGATGTTATTGATTAGACGGGCAAGCAGAATTTGCCATACTTCGTGATACTGTGGACGCCAATTCTCAGCAAGCCATTTCGTTACCTTATCATCTTCACGCCGCACGTTGCAGTAGCGGACATTACCCATCACTGGGTCGTCATGCCAACCATACTTCCAAGTTGGCATTGCGAATGCTATTCTTTTGCGAAGGCGAATATTCTCACGTTCGATGATCCAGTAGGAAAGTTCTTGTGTTCTCATTTCGTATCTCCCATGCGCTTAGCTTCACATGCGGACTTTAGCCATTCCACGCAGTTACGATCGAATACTGTGCGGCTATTCATAAGGGATGCTAGGGGACTACTGGGTCGGTAGGTAGCCTTTACGTCAAGCGCAATGCGAAATAGCTCCGACTTAACTTGTTCCCACGCTTGTTCATCTAGCATGAAACTAGCTGTATCATAATACACAGGTTTAATCACTGGCAGCTTATCTCGCTCCAACTTGTTAGCTTCCCGCAGCTTACCCCACTCCACAGCCTTACTTACCGAGAAACGAATAACTGCGTAAACGCTACCAATGATGAAGGTCTTGTAGGCCCAGAATAGAATTATCACCCACAGGGCGATTTGCGGCAATCCTGCAATAGCCTTGATGACATCTTGAAGTTCTTCCATCATTTTGCGCACCCCGCTTGGTAAGCCTTCTTCCATTGGATAAGCACGTCAGTGCGCACTCCTCCCCCAAAGGATCCTTTAGTCTCCTTCTTTACTACTTTGACGAAGCCGGGGTGGAAGCGTGCGAGCTTTTCAGCGTTGATAGCTTGCAACTCGCGGGTTCGGAAACCTGAGCAGCCCCCGCTAACTCCGCTGCCAGCTTGGTTATTCGCCCACCAGTTGAGAATGCAGTTACGCATCCCCAGCCGTAGAAGTCGCAGGGCAACATCAAAGTCTTCCATCACTTCCATACGGTCAAAGGCAATGCATTCACGCATGAGAATGTCTCGCCTGTACCCCAGCACACGCATGATACGGGTATTGTGAATAGTAGAGTCAGTGCAGCGATTGGCTCCTTCCCGTGCGGCGATGCCCACATGGGGGTGCCACTCGAGCTCACTCTGAATATCCTCAATTAGGCGCTCCATATCCCCCAATTCAAGATCGCGCAGCTTGGTGGGGTCATCCATCCTACGCCGGTAGAACGTTAGGTCATCGTCAAGCATCAGCAGCTTGGTGTGCGTTCCTGCATTCTGCACAATCCAGTCCCGCGTGGGGGCAATGGTGTTGATGTGGTCAGGTAGAATTAGAATCCTGGTGGTGGGACTCTCATACTTGGCGTAGTGCTTAAACTCTAGAAACTGCACCACGAGCATGTGGGGGATGCGAGCGGCCTCTAGCTGCTCATGTGTGGGCTGGCTTTTCCAGCGTCCACAAGTTGGGATTACAATGTCCATGCTCTCTCCATGCAAGAGACCCAGCTCTCAGGCTGGGTCTCGTACTAGGCGACGGCAATCTTGTTTAAGATTACTCCATCACTTCTTCTTGTGTTTCTTCCTCAACCTTGGCCTTAGCAGCTTTGGTTTCGGCAGACTCTTCTACCTTCTTACCCTTGGGCTCCTTCTTTTCCTTTGGCTCAGCCTTGGGCTTCGGCGTCACAATTTCGCCCGGGTTGTGACCCTCGATGGAGATGTGGCCGTGCTTGGCATCCCAGATGAGGTCCGGAGTGGTGATGCCAGCGTCCAGAGCTTCTGCTACCGTCTGCTCCTGCTTGTACAGGGCAAAACGAGTGTGGGCCTTGGAGCCTTCCCGCTTCGGATTGGCGCTAACCAGGAGGGTGACCTTGGCAGTATCTGCCACACCCTTCGGTCCACGCGGCTTGGCTTCCCTAGCCGTAGCTTCAGTTTGCTCAGAGGTAGCTTCTTGCTTTACTTCTTCCTTAACAGGCGTCTTGGCCGCAGTCTTCTTGGCAGGAGCGTTCTTATGGAGCATAATTATTCCTTATGTGGTTAGGGGACGGCGCCCAGGTGGCAGGCGCTGGAGCCATTATGGCAGAGCTGCACTCTGTGGCAAATGGTATTTTCTTATTGAACTACTCAAGTCAATAGCTTTTACTTATGAGGGCTAACTTCATAAAGAAGTTGTAGGAAGTTAGATTGATCAAGGTCTGATCGCTCTAGTAGTTTTGCCATCCTCTCATCAATAGTGTTACGTGCCAGGATGCGATGGATGGTTACAGTATCTTTCTTATTGCCCCGGCGGCGCACTCGGTCACGTACTTGCTCGTAAAGCTCCAGCCTCCAAGTAAGTCCCACCATAATGATGTCTGCACAGTTCTTCTGTAGTCCATCGATTCCCAAAGCAATGCTCTGCGGGTGACCCATCACGTAATCAAGCATTCCGTTGGAGAACTTCTGAATATTCTCATCGTCCTTCTTGGCGTTACTTGTGCTGATGCAAGTAATGCCAAGATCACTTAGTCTATCCATGTCAGCTACAAACTCGTACGTGATAAGAGCGCTGGCCCCCTGTAGCTGCTCAATTAGTTCGCTAACAGCCTCAATCTTTACGTCGTGCAGGGGTGTATACTCATCCCCATCATGTATCAGAATACCATTGGCAATCTGTCGACACTTGCCTGTAGCTACCGCTCCATTCGCAGCCACAACCTTACCACTCTCAATATCAGCCATCAGTAGTTCTTCCATGGCAATGTACTGTCGCATCGCGGCTGGGGGAAGATCTACCCAAATATCATTAAAGACTACCTCGGGTAAGTCTAGTCCTTCCTCGCTATTAATGACGTACACTAGTGGAGCGATCTTATCTGCTACTCGCTTCTCAGCCCCCGGCTGTGGTGTCCACGTATAGCCTCCGTATCCGCTTGGGTAGAAGAATGCATTTCGGTAGCGAGTAATGTACTTACCCAGCGCTGCACCCTCGTCCACAATGTAGATCTGCCCAAATAGATCCATCAGTGATTTAGAGCGGAAGCTGCCAGTGAGTATATACCTACGCTTAAAGAATTTAAGCACACTCTTGAGAAGCTTGAAGCGCACAGAGTTCCAGGTCTTAAACTTTGTCGATTCGTCAACAATGAGCATTTGGAACTTATTGCCCACTTCTCGCACTCGCTTATTATCAACAGCTTTGCCATCATACCCGAATAGCCACGGTAGACCTTCGGGATTTATGACGTAAATATCGTAATCATCTGATGACAGTACCTTCTCTTTATCAGCCCCGTGCATCACGCCTACGCGCAGCCCATCAAAGTCTGCCCAATCATGACATTGATGAGGCCAGACTCTATACATGGGGCGGATGGGGCAAATGACTAGAGTCTTATTTACGAATCCTTTTTCTTGAAGGATGAGAGACGCCGCATAGACGACGCTGGTCTTCCCTCTCCCTGGCTTCCACAGCAAGCCTCCGCAGGCTTGGCTGATCATCAACTCCACGCCAGTGATCTGAAAGGACGTAGGTTTCCAAGAAGGTAATTGCTTCTGCAACATTGTCGAATACTCCTACGGGGTAGCCCCGTGCAGCAAGCTCCGCAAGCCGTTCAGGTTGATTACGGTCACCTGTGAGTGGTCTGCCCGGAGCTTTAAACTCAATAAACGCAATACGAGGGTAAACAAAAAGCCATAGACGGTCGGGCCAGCCGGTGTTTCCAATTAGGTTGAGCTTGAGGGGTAAAATGGACTGGGCACGCGCCCAGTCCACCACTTCATTTTCTACACGTAGCTCAGGACGCATTGTAGACCTACCAGCAAAAGCAGAATGCTAATGGCCGTAATGAATCCCAAGATAAATGACTTAAGAATAGTCCTAGCCACCGAAAGCACAAGGCCCTCCTTTCGCTTTAGCAAAGTCGCACCAGCGGCATCCATCATGCGGACGTGGGGCGCAGATGGTATCCCTCTGCATCTGCTCAACACGGCCGTTCCAAAGTGCTTTCAGCTTTTCTTCGGCACTTGACTTAACAGATAGCTTTGCTGGTGGCGCTGTGCCCTCCAGATAGTAAGTGGTGACTTCTACTACTTCGACACCAATCCACTTTCGCAACCCCCCAAGGGCGTAGAGCTTTCGTTGGTCCGCATGTGTCTCCTTCGGAGAGCCTGATTTCCATTCTCCAATGCGCAGGACGTTATCTGAGCAGCGGGCGGCATCAAGCACCATGAGGCAGCTAGTGGTTTTAGATATGGTACCGGATAGATACCACTCGTCATCAAAACCCAGCCGGTGCTCTGTGTATCGGTCGCCATTGGGGTGCTCCTTGAATTCCTCTATTACGTGGAAGTACTCCTCACTAATACTGGCCTCCTTCTTAGGACCGAAGCGCTTGGTGGGATCACCATTGAGCAACATCTCCTTATCAATGTTGCCCAGGATGTAATTCTCTACTCGATCGTGCATAGAGAGACCACGCGCTGCCGCTGGGCCAGGGGGTGCGGTAGGCAGCTTCATTACACTCTTGTAGTGCCAACGACGTGGACAGCCCTGGTAATTTTCCCATTGTGAGAATGACCAGCGGAAAATCATGATGGCTTCCGCCCAGTTAAAATCTCACTGAGGCTCATTCCTGCATCCATTTGTGCTTGCTGGTGCTCTAGACGCTGTAGGGAGGAATCTCGTAGAAATGCTGCGGCTTCCATCAACTTTGCTGGATCTCCGCAGAAAGTGTCTGCCACCAGCACATCACCATCTACTTCAGTAAGCTCCTTGTTGATTGGCAGCACAATCACCACGGCATGTAAAATACCTAGGTGCTCAGGAGTTTTCTCTTCTGTTACCAAAGCCAGCATCCTGTCAGCTAGATCTATCATTTTTTCTTCAGTTTCGTTCATTTATCTTCTCCTTTTCAATATCGGCCCAGTTAGGGCCCCGGTAGCCTTCGGAAAGAAATGGCACGTCAAAGCGGGGTGCGTCCATTGCCGTTTGTAGACGGTGCATTGCGGCCTCTGCTTCTTCAACTGGGGCACTGACGTTAAGTTCATCATGCACTGCGGCCATCAGCATATCACCCGGCTTGCGCAATGCGTGCCAATCCACAATGGCTTGTTTCGTCTGGTCTGCAGCTGAGCCTTGAATTAGGTAGTTAAGTAGCTTGTAGGAAAGATCACGCTCATCGTTAGGCTCACGATAATACCGTCTACCTCCCCAGGTAGTAATATAGCCGCCGGATCGTCCCCTACGCCGAGTTCCTTTAGAGAGCTCGTCAATTTCTGGGATAGCTGCGAAGTAAGCTGCTCTAGTACGACGGGCGTCATCTTCTGACACTCCCAGGGCAGCAGCGAGGTTAGGAATTCCTCGACCGTATAGGATGCCGAAACCCGTGATCTTAACGTGTTTTCTTGAGAGGTCAATTGAAGTATTCTCCAGAATAATTGCCTTCACAGCTTCGTGTGGGTCGATACTTGGATTGGCCTTGAAGGCAGCGGCCAACGATCCCTCAGTGTAGTGGGCAAGGATGCGCATCTCCTGCGCTCTAAAGTCTCGCATAAGCCAGATGTGGCCCTCCTCAGGAAGTAGGTAGCTACGCAGATGCATAACCTCCGGACACCAAGGTGGAATTACTCCACGCACAACCTCGGGAATTGTGAGCTCCTCGAAATCATTGGGCGGATTCTGAAAATTTGGTGCTCTACAAGACATGCGCCCGGTGCGAGTACCAGATAGGTCCCCATCTGCTCCACGGTCACCACGCACTTGATTCCACTGAGGATGTAGACGCCCACCCTCACGTAGAGCTTGAGCCAGCCATGGGCCTGCGAACGTGCCAAGGCACGTTTCGATAACGCCACGGTATGCCAAGCACTCAAGGATTTGAGGGTCATGAATCCTTCCGACAAGGTTTTTCCGTGCCGTCGAACGCTTTCCTGTTGGCGTGAGTGCCCACTCGGTAACCATTCCCGCGCGCTCAAGAGCTTCTGCCAGCTGGGCGTCTTTGTTGATATCAAATTCGCCAAGTCTGCTAAAGATGTATTCGTCACAAACTTTCTGTGCTCCACGGTACACCTCCACTTCCTTCTCTAGCTTCTCAACGTCTAGTCTCGTGCCGTGGCGTGTGCTTTCGCACAACACTACCATGAGTTTCTGCTCACGTTGATATGCTTCAAGCATTCCTTGCTCAAGGACTTTGGGATAGAGATGATTATGCAGTGCATAGGTCCTATCTGTGTCACCCTCGGCGTATTTGCCGACGATATCGCCCGGAGCAAGGCAGATATAGCGGCCCCACTTATGCTTCGTTTCAGTTTCATCTCCCTTAAAATCTCCGATTGTAATACCCTGTCCCTTCATAGGCTGATGCGCCAGCAGCCAGTCTCGCACCTCATCACGCTCCTCGGGAGCCATGCCCAGTATGCGCTCGGCGCTGGGCTTTAGACTGTAGCTGAATGCGTAGGGGTCAGTTAGGAAAAGACTGTACTGGGTGTCGTGGGTGAGCAGTGGATCCTGGCATTCCCAGCCAAAATACTGCCGCAGGATACTACTCTCGAACGGCGCGTTGTGCGCTAGCCATGCTACCCCCTTACCCACATGCTCCAGTGCGGCCAGGAGGGCTGTACGCCCCTCCTCGAACGTACAGTTATTACCCCTGGGGTGGCCCCAGGCATAATAGCGGCTGGGAGAATCTCCAAGCTTAATAGATACTCCAACCGGCTTGGGCGGGTTGTAGACTGGATTGCCTACAATGCCCTCAGTTTCAAAGTCAATTGTGATCATAGTTTCTCCAGAAAAGAGCCTCGACTCTCACTGCTAAGAGTCGAGGCGAAAGCCAGGGTTAGAACTGAAAACAGCCCTGGCAGGAGACAATCAATACTTCTTGGCGCGCTTGGTGGCTGCGGCCGTCACTTTGGGGTCAGCCTTCTCGGCAACGCCTGCGCCCTCAGACATCTTACCATCCTTAGTGGAACTCACCTCGTCGTAGGGGAGCAGACATAGGCGCTGTGCCTCTTCCAGCCGCTGCTCCAGCACAGCCAATACTTCTTCATCTTGAACTACGCTGGTCGGCGTAAAGACACACTTGAATTGAGTCTTAGCATCGGGACGGGTAGTGAATTCCGTAACTGCCGCCCACGGTGGGATGCCTGCTTGAGCCGCAAGCCCGTTGACGAAATTGCTGTACTCCTTTGCGCTGGTAACCGGTAGATCAACAATCGCCATCTCTGCCTTCTTGCAGTCTTCAGCAGACTCCGCTGCGTCGGCAGGCAGCAGCACAAGACGACGGGTTTCCTTGCACGCCTTGCCGCGCGAGCCCGCGCGCAAAAACTCGCTACCCCATTCATTGTACGCGCAACCCTTGCACGACCTGGGTGTTTCACGTGGCGTCTTATCAGAATCACCTGGTACATTCTCATCCGGTACATTCTCATGCGCCACCATGTCTTCACCCTCCAGGCTAAGAGAGAAACAAACGGGATTCTGGAGGTTATTGGGGTCGAAGAGAGTATCGTAGAATGTGTTACGATGACCTGCCGCAAGGATGATTACGGGCAGCATGTTGCCCTTCACAGGATTGCCCCCGTAGGTAAGCTGACCTGCACGTAGGCTAATCTTGCTTACGCTGGGCCTCTCCTTAGCTGCTACGTCTTTGGCCTGGGCGTTGAGCTTGGCACGCCAAGCATCAGGGAGGGCCATTGCTGTCCCAGCACCACTGATGGGCGCGAGTGCTGTAGATTCTTTCTTAGCTGCTGGCATTTCATTTCACCTTTGAGGTAGTGAGCTTATAAACAGGGAACTGCTCAACGCCGGGAATGACTTCACCGTTCTCCCAGCGCTCCCGGAACGCAACCTTACCAGGGCGTCGCTCAAGTAGTTCGAATGCATCGTTATCCTTGATGTATTCGTACAGCTTGTTCCAGTCCTTAACGGAAGGCTGTTGCTCCGGTGCGCCCAGTGTAACACGAATACTACTGGAACCCAAGCTGCCGACGCCCTGTGACAACATCTGCTGAATGAGAAGATCCTTGGCTTGGCTCTCGTCCGTAGCCAGCTTGGCCACTTCCTTATCAAGTGCTAGACGAGCTGTGCGCTTCTCATTAAAAAAGTCTGTGAGCCACGTAAGCTCTTGCAAGCTAAGCTGCTCCGTGGATGCTTTGTTAATCAGTTCTTGAAGTTCCATATATTTCCTGAGAAACTAAAGAGAGGAATTTCTCGGCTTCCTCAAAGCCGGTCTGCACCATGCAATCATGTAGCATGGGTAGCAGATTGGGGCCAGTCGGCTGATACGTGGAGTCTAGCACATTAGCACTATGGAACTGCACAGCGTCAGCCATGGTGTAGTCCACACGCAACAGTACGCCCTGATACTCATATACGTAAGAGTGGGTCACACGTCCTCACGAATGCCGTAGTACCTAGGGAATCGTGGTTTATCCTTCACACCATAGCCGAAGCTACGCCAGTGAATAGTCTTGCCCAGCAACAGATTGGGCGTTTCCCAGACTATTCGCCGCTCGGCGTGCGACATAGTTCCTGGAGCGACGCGTAACTCGCCCCAAGTAGCATCCCGTACAATAATGGTTCCCACCATGCCAGAGGGGACGAGTCCGTCAGCGCGTTTGCTGCGCTTGGCACGGCCAAGCTCATCAGTATCCAGGTCATTCTGGTTGCTAGAGCCTTGCTCGATACCGATGACTTCCGCTTCACCATCTTGGAACCTCTTAAGCTTCATTAGGTAGCCTTCACGCAGCGTGGAGCGCCCGTGCTTATAGGGGCCAATAGCTGAGCGCAGCATCACACCCTCGTAACCACGCTCTAACACCTCATTCTCGTAAATCTCAAGTTGCACCTGATTTTCCACAGGTGTTTGTTCTACATGGATAATACGCCCTCCGCCCTCTACTTCTCCACACGCAAACTCGAAGCTAGCGTCGAATACGTCTCGGTACAGTCTATCTGGGGTGTCAAACATCCAGTAGGTAAAATTTGGCTGGCCGTCGAAACTCATTACCCCACTCTGAGTACGTCCTAGCACCTCACCTTCTGTGGTACTACCGACAATAAGCTCGCCGTCGAGATTGTGTAGGTTCTTGGCCCACGTCTGCACGAAGCGGTTACGGATGGGCTTGGCGTTGCGACTATATGCTACGCCCTCCCACACAATGCAACGCACTCCATCCAGCTTTGGGCTAACCAGCAGTGGGTAGTGCAGCGTACTCAGGTCTACGCCATCCAGACTGGCGCTAAGCATAGGTTTGAAAGGTAGAGTCATTCTTAACCTCGTCCGATTAGGTAGCCCAGGAATACACCCAGGGCCATGCCCAGCATAAACCAATTCGGGCGCACCCAGGTGTCTGAGTGCTCCAACTCTTGCGCATACCCGACTTCGAATTGGCAGTCGTGCAGGTTGCGGGGGGTAGTGTAGTGTGAGCGCCTCATGGCTTCTCCTTTGCTCGTTGCATGGCGGCGTCAATAGCGGTGTTGGCATCTTCCGGATAAATGATATCCCATTGACCGCCCCATCCGCCGTTTTCATTCCATTTACAGATTGCAAAATCCTCAGACTCGTCACGCGCAAAGCGATACCTATCCGCATCCCGCGCCACATCCTCCGGCACCGCCGAGTGCGGGGGTTGGGGAGTGGTGTAGAGCTTGTGCGAGCCGTCCGGCAGCTTTGCAAATGGCATCACCTTGATGTCTTCGGCCTCCCCGCCGTCAAACCAACCCGTGACAATATGCTGCGCCACCGGCTCTGAGGCAGACTGAGAGGCAGCGAACAAGCCTTGAAGTCGCTCAATCTCGCGCTCTGCCTTCTCAAGCTCATCGCGCTCGTTGCAGTCGCTGCCACAGGTGGGACA